ATGGAAGATTTACTATCAGACTATCAAGAATTTGTTGATGAAGTATCAAGTGATGCAACTAAGAATACTGATGATTTCTTAGATGCAGTTGATATACTTGAAGAACAAGGTGTAGAACCATCAAGGTTACTAACTGCTGGAATAGGTTTATCTGGTGAAGTTGGTGAATTCAATGAAATAATTAAGAAATGTTTGTTTCAAGGTAAAGAACTTGATGAGGATACTGTAGCACATTTAAAATCTGAACTTGGAGATATAATGTGGTATATTGCACAAGGTTGTCTTGCACTTAATACTGACATTGAAGAATTGATTGATATTAATACTGCGAAACTTAAAGATAGATACCCAGGCGGTTTTGATGAGTTTCGTTCTGAAAACAGAGATGAGGATGATATTTAATGGACTTTTTGAAAGACATTGCAAAACAAGCTGGTAATGAATATGCTAGTTTGGTTGCAGATGGTGTAGAAGCAGGAGATGTAGATTCATACATTGATTCTGGTTCTTTTATTTTTAATGCACTTCTAAGTGGTTCTATATATGGTGGTTTACCAAGTAATAAAATTACTGCAATTGCTGGTGAAAGTGCAACTGGTAAAACTTTTTTTGTTATGGGTATGTGTAAAAACTTTTTGGATAGTAACCCAGACGCTGGTGTTATTTACTTTGAGTCAGAAAGTGCAATCACAAAACAAATGGTGATTGATAGAGGAATAGACCCAAAAAGAATGGTAATGTTTCCAGTTACAACTGTACAAGAGTTTAGAACACAAGCAATCAAAGTACTCGACAAATATCTTGAACAAGATGAATCAGATAGAAAACCTATCATGTTATGTCTTGATAGTATGGGTATGTTATCTACTACAAAAGAAATTGATGATACTGCTGATGGAAAAGAAACAAGAGATATGACTCGTGCTCAAGTTCTAAAAGCTGCATTTAGAGTATTGACTTTGAAACTTGGTCGTGCAAAAGTTCCTATGGTTGTAACTAATCATACTTATGATGTTGTAGGTTCTATGTTTCCAACAAAAGAAATGGGTGGTGGTTCTGGATTGAAATATGCAGCTTCAACTATCATTTATCTTTCCAAGAAAAAAGAGAAAGATGGTTCTGAAGTGATTGGTAATATTGTACATTGTAAAAATCAAAAGTCAAGATTGACTATTGAAAATAAAATGGTAGATGTTCGTTTGACTTATGAAAAAGGTCTGGACAGATATTATGGATTACTTGACCTTGCAGTACAATTTGGTATTTTTAAACAAGTATCAACTCGTATTGAATTACCAGACGGTTCTAAACAATATGCTAAGACAATCAATAATAACCCAGAGAAATACTTTACTGAAGATATTATGAAACAGTTAGATGAATGTGCAATGAAACAATTTAAGTATGGTAATGTTACAGAACTAAACGGTACAGATGACTAAAATCACAGATAAGTATAAGTTTGTTCAGAATACAACTGAAAAATGGACTGGTATCGGTCTAACTAAATTAGCAGGAAAATATCAAGGAGTAGTCTTTCAGTTTGGGAAAGTCAGTTTCGGTGAAAAAGAAAATGCAGATGGTAGATTACCTTTACATTTTCAATGGAAACTGTTAGACTCAAATGGTTTACCAGAAGATTTCTTCGGTGAAGAATTTTATAATTTAATGGGTGATATACTTTGTGATGTCATTGATAATCAATTAGAAGAGGGAAAGTTACAATATGTCAACACAGACAATTGAAAGAACAACACTAACACATTTAATACATAATGAAAACTATTGTAGGAAAGTAATCCCATTTATCAAATCAGACTATTTTTCTAATCGTGATGAAAAGATTGTCTTTGAAGAGATTGAAAAGTTTTTAGAAAAATATAATTCACTACCAACACAAGAAGCTTTATCAATAAATGTTGACAATCGAAAGGACTTAACAGATGATGAATATCAAAAAATTGTTGAACTTATTGGTTCACTCAATAAAACAGAAGTTGACTTTCAATGGTTGCATGACGAAACAGAAAAGTTCTGTAAAGACAAAGCGATATACAATGCAGTCCTTGATGGAATAAAAATTATTGATGGTAAAGATAAACAAAGAACACCAGAAGCAATACCATCAATATTATCAGATGCACTCGCAGTATCGTTTGATTTGACCGTAGGACATGATTACGTTGAAGATGGACTAAATAGATATGATTTTTACCATAAAAAAGAAGATAAAGTTAAGTTTGATTTAGATTACTTTAATAAGATTACAAAGGGTGGTTTACCCCAAAAGACACTAAACATTGCACTTGCTGGAACTGGTGTAGGTAAAAGTTTGTTTATGTGTCATGTTGCATCATCTGTATTGATGCAAGGAAAAAACGTATTATACATTACACTTGAGATGGCAGAAGAACGTATTGCAGAAAGAATAGATGCTAATCTCATGAATATAACAATAGATGATTTACATACACTTCCTAAGAAGATGTTTGAAAATTATCTTACAAAGATACAAAAAAAGACAAATGGAAAGTTAATTATAAAAGAATATCCAACTGCATCTGCTCATGTTGGTAACTTTAGGTCATTAATAAAAGAACTCGCATTGAAGAGAAGTTTTAGACCAGACATTATTTTTGTTGACTATTTGAATATTTGTGCATCATCACGATTTAGAGGAAATGCAAATGTCGGTTCATATTTTTATATCAAAGCGATTGCAGAAGAACTTAGAGGTCTTGCAGTCGAAACTAATGTACCGATTGTTTCAGCGACACAAACAACTAGGAGTGGATTTGTGTCAAGCGACATTGGGTTGGAAGATACATCAGAAAGTTTTGGTCTACCTGCTACGGCTGACCTTATGTTTGCACTTATCTCTACAGAGGAACTTGAGGACTTAAACCAGATATGTGTCAAACAGTTGAAGAATAGATACAATGACCCAACTGTTAATAAAAGATTCATTTTAGGTATTGACAGAGCTAAAATGAGATTGTATGATGTAGAACAACAAGCACAGAAAGATATTGTAGATAGTGGACAAGAGGAAGATGAAGTCGTATTCGATAATACACCATTTGCTGGAAAAGGCAAAAAGTATGAGAAATTCTCTGACCTCAAGGTTTAAGAAAACCTATAAAGTAAAGTATTATTACGATATAAATGTTGACACAAAAAAATGGGAAGTAATAGAACTTCCCTCAAACTCAGTCATACAAGTTTATGACTTCAAAGAAGATGCAGAAAAAACATCTAATCTCTTAAATGAAAACAAACCTTTTGGTGATAAAGGTTATCCAAATTTCTTGAAACATAAATAATGAATATGTATATGGAGAATTTGGACAATGGATAGATTCAAAACATATCTGAGAGAATTGACAGTTTCTCCAGATTATCAGAGTAGAGGGACATTTAATCCCTTTTACGTTCTTGATATTCCAGAAGATGATATCAGACCATCAGTTGGTGATGGAGTTATAAAGTATAAAAATGTAGATACTGGTTCTGGTGAATTAGTAAAAAATTATGGTGGTAAGTATCATTTCCAAATAAATTTAGATGACCAAGATACTAACTATTATGTTATCACTACAAAATCAAAAGTAAAAGCTCACTTTGGACAAAAGACTAGAAAAGACTCAACTGCATCATCAAATGTAAATGAGTTTTTGACAGTATATTTTCTTCTTCATAAAGATTATACAGACCCTAAAACTTTTCAATCAGACATTGGTGGTAAGACAGGCAAAACTGGTGTTTTAAATGGTGAGGGTCAAGATGTAACATATGAAGATTTAATTCAATTAATAGATAGAGATGAAACTGCTGATAGAGATATTGAAATAGGATATCAAAATTCACTCGCAGTAACTAAAGATTTACCAAATACAGTTGATAAAGTTTTTTGGGTGCCTAGAGGTAAACCAGATGGTGTAGGTGCAAAGAATCCATCTGACGTTATTGTTAAATTATCTGATGGTAATTATGTTGGATATTCCAATAAGATTGCAGCTGGAAAAGATGCAACACCAAAAATTAATACAAATATGACTGCGTTTTATTCTAAACTTTCAGATAGAAAACAATTATTAAATATTCAAAAAATGATTGATGATGCATGGAATGATGCAGCTGCAACAATTGATGTTAAAACACCAACTGCACATAAAGCTATAAAAGCATTTAGTATCGCTGGAGAAAGGTTTAGTGAAAGTTCTTCAAAGAGAGCGTTTGCAAATCTTGCTCGTGCATTTCAAAAAGATAGATTAAAGTTTTATGCAGATGATTTTTATTATAAATTCAGAAACAATTTGATAACTGCATTTTCTACATACATATCAGATTCTAGAAACATGGTGTATCTCTTAAATACTGTTGGTTATTATACATATGATGACCCAGATGCAACACCTTGTCCTTATAAACTTTTAATTGGTAGTGAAAAGGGTTCTAAGATTAAAGATGTTTCTTCAGACGAAGAACAACGACAAATATTTTTTACAAAGAAATCTACAGACTTATCACAAATTAAAACAAGTTATGATAAGAAAGGTCAAACTTTTAATCTTGCATTTGGTTATAGACCTTTAGGTAAGGTTATATCTGCACCCATAGTTTTAAGAACTAGAGCCGCTGGTGGTTGGTCTGGTAAAAGTTTGTATATTACAACAAGTGGGTTTAAAGTAAAATGATTTTAATGTTATTAGAACAAGCAGGAAAAAATCTTCACTTAGAACATATCGAAGATGAAATATTAAATTTTGGTGTGCCTGGGGGTAGAGGTGCAATTAACTTTATACAATCGTTAAGAGATATGTTAGCTGGTGGTGCTAGGTCATCTGTAAATATGACTGTAAAGTGGGATGGTGCGCCTGCAATATTTGCTGGTCAAGACCCAGAAGATGGTAAGTTTTTTGTTGCAAAGAAATCAGTATTTAATGTCAATCCTAAATTATACAAGTCTGATGCAGAGATTGATGCAGATTTATCTGGTGATTTAAACGCAAAATTTAAAGTCGCACTTGCAGAGTTTTCAAAGTTAGGTATTAAAGGTGTACTTCAAGGTGATTTGATGTATACTGATTTAGAATCAAAAACTATTGACGGTGTAAGATATTACACATTTCAACCAAATACAATCGTATATGCAGTACCAGTTGATAGTGAACTTGGTAAAACTATGAACAAATCAAAGATTGGAGTTGTTTGGCATACAACATATTCTGGTGATACTCTTCAAGGAATGAAAGCATCTTTTGGTGCAAATATAAACAATTTAAAAAAGACACCATCTGTTTGGATGGATGATGCAACTTACAAAGATGTATCTGGTCGTGCAACAATGACTGCTGCTGAGACTGCAAAAGTGACTGCACATTTATCAAATACTGGTAAAACATTTCAAAGAATAAACGCACCATTACTTAAAAAGTTTTTAAATCTACAAAACTCTTTAACTGGTAAATTAGTTGGTGCAAGTTTCAAAACATATAATAATACTTATGTTAGAAAAGGTCAAGCAGTAAAAGACCCAAGAGGTCATGCAAATAAGTATGTTACTCATGTAGAAAACCATTTTCAAAAAGAGATTGATAAATTAAAGACACAAAAGTCAAAAGATGTTCTCATAACAAAGAAGAATGAATATGTAAGAGAATTTAAGAAAATGACTCCCAATTTAGTAAATGTTACTGCATTTCAGATGCATTTAGTCAATGCAAAGATGGAAATAGTAAAAAAACTAAATAGTGTTAAAGGTTTAACAGATACTTTTATTAGAACTGCAAATGGATATAAAGTGGTCAACCCAGAGGGTTATGTAGCAATTGATAGAGTATCTGGTGATGCAGTAAAACTAGTTGATAGAATGGAATTTAGTTTTAATAATTTTACTGCGATAAAGGCATGGGACAAATGAAAACTTTAACTGAATTATACACCGAAGTCAATTCTATTGACGAAAAACAAACTCCAGCTCAAGCCATGCAAACTCGCAGAAAGATGGCAAGAAGAATGAAACTTCTTGCAAGGAAAGCTTCTGTCAAAATGAAAAAACAAAGAATGTTGACACGAAGAAGAAGTCCAGATGCATTAAGAAGGTCTGCACAAAGACAAGCAAAACAAATGGTAATTAAAAGAGCATTAGGTAATGTTGACTACAAAGAATTACCAATACAAAAAAGAATACAAATTGACCAAAAGATTGTTGCAAAGAAAAGGAAAGTAATTGATAAGATTGCTAAAAAACTTCTTCTTAAAATTAAAGCAAAAGAACCAGCAAGAGTCAAAGCTGCAAAAGCAGCAAAGAAAGCGAGGCTTTCATCATGAAAACATTATCACAATTATACGAAAGTCCAAAACAAGCAACTTTCACTTTTGGCCGATTTAATCCACCAACAACTGGACACGAAAAACTAATAAAAGCACTTGCATCCCAAGGTGGAGATGTAATGGTATTTCCATCTCATTCACAAGACCCAAAGAAAAACCCATTACCAGTTGCGAAAAAAATTGCATATATGAAAAAAATGTTCCCAAGATATGCAAGAAATATTATGACAAGTAAATC